CAAGCTCAAACTGTATTGTTTTAAAAGTGCGGTGGCTTTTTTCTTTTTGTTTTTCCTTCACGGAACTTCAATTGGAAACTGTCAGCAAGGCATTTCATATAACGGGGGCGATTGGCGAAGTAAAAGCATTTCACTGCTGCTGATGGTTATCACTATGCTCAATGGCTTTTATTTTGCCAATTGCGTGTTAGCTGCTGTTTTTTCTCTTTGATTTTCAGCACTTTATAAAATAAATTGAAAATATCTTTGAAATAGTTTGCATATTCAAAATAATGTTGTATCTTTGTTCTACAATTAAAAACAAAATAAAATGACAAATTTACAAGTAAAAGAAGCGATAAAAAAGATGAAAACTTACAACGTAGATAAGTTAAACACCTTAGCTAATAAAAGCGGTATTTCTTTAATGACAATTAATTTTTGGTATAACGCAATAAAAAACTAAAAAATGACAAATTTGAATGAAATAGAAGTAACAGTAAAGGGTCACGATAGTATCACAGGTAGCGAAAGTTGGGTATCTAATTTAGAAAACTTAAAAAGTTGGGAACTCACAAATGATGAGATAAACGAAATAATAGAGGGCAAAACAGTTAAATGTATATCTCCAAATGGTAGAAGAATTATATGGATAACAAAAAAGTAAAAAGAGGTGGTAAACGCAAAAATGCTGGTGCTAAACCTAAATACTCGGAGCTAACTAAAACGGTTGCCTTTCGCTGTCCATTGTCAAAGGTTGATGAACTGAAAATAGTTGTCAAGTCTAAACTTTCGGAGTGGTCGGTAAAATAGCAGCTAACGTTTTCGGGCTTGGCGAAGTGGCTTTTGTGCGTTGGCTCGTGTGTCGGAAAGCCATTTTGCCAAACCCGTGTTATATGAAGTGCCGACTTATTTAGCAGGATGCTCAATTGAAACACTAAACAGAAAAACAAAAAGAAAAAAAGCGTGGGAAAAGGAAATTTTGAAATATATAAAGGTGATTGTAGAGAGCTACTATCAAAGGTTGATATAAGCAATGTAAAACTATTGCTTACAGACCCACCTTATGGAATTGGATACAATGCTGTGAAAAACAATTTGCCGACATTCAATGACTATGGAGATATACAAGGCGATGAAGGAATGGATTTGAGTTTCTTATTTGAATTGAAAATGGAGCAAATTGTTTTTGGAGCAAATTGTTTTTCTCAATATCTGCCACACAGAGGAAGGTGGATTTGCTGGGATAAAAGAACAAACGAAAGTGCAGACAAAGCACTTGGAAGCCCTTTTGAACTTGCTTGGACAAGTAGAAAAAGCGGATATGATAAAATGTATAGAGTAATGCACGGTGGATTTGTGAATGACAATGGAGGTAAAAGATACCACCCAACCGAAAAGCCAATAAGACTTATGAAAAAAATAATTGAGGATTACACAAAAGAAGGTGATACTATCCTTGATTGTTTTATGGGAAGCGGAACGACTGGTATTGCCGCAATAAATATGAATAGAAACTTTATTGGATTTGAGATTGATGAGAAATACTTTAAGATAGCAAAAAAAAGAATTGAAAATGAACAAGCTCAAACTGTATTGTTTTAAAAGTGCGGTGGCTTTTTCTTTTTGTTTTTCCTTCACGGAACTTCAATTGGAACACGTCAGCAAGGCATTTCATATAACGTTTTGCAGCTATACGCAGTTTGTGCGTTGGCTTCGAGCGTTGGAAAAATTGCGTATAGGTGATGTTACCTGCCGTTTATTTATTAGTCAAGTTTAAAAATAAAAATATGAGTAAAAAATTAGTAATATTAAAACAATCACTTGCCAAAAAAGAGCAAGAATTACAACGCAGATTTGATGTGCATTTTGCAACAGTCAAACAAACCAATGGTCAGCCGTTAAACGATAAAAGAAACGGGCAATCCACTTTAAATAAATGGGAACGCCAAAACGATGCAATACGGACAGCTAAAGAAAGTATTGAAAAAACAAAACGAGCCATTGAATTTGAGGAAGGTAAAATAAAAGGAGTTGAACACGTTAATAGTTTTATTCCAAAAGATATTTTAGAACTTGTTGAAAGTGGCGTTTTGGTTCAATGGAGAAAACACCCACATACTTTTTTTGTCGCTGGTGTTGATAAGGCTCGTATTGTTTGGCTTGAAAAAACTAAACAGGTTGCACACAAATTTGTCAGAGAAATAAAAGAACAAGAACAACGCACAAAATTTGTCAGAGTGTTCAATCCGCTGGCGGCTGTCTTAAATGGCAGGTAACGTATCGGGGCTATGCGAAGCCCCACATAGATAAACTTAATTATTAACCACTACTGTTGATGTGGGGTTTTGTATAGCCCTTGTTATAGGTAGTAAAATTTACGGATTATGAGAAACGATGAAGAAATTAAAACAATAAAACAAGAGTTGCTTGAAAAATACAACATCAAAACCGATAGAGATTTAATACAGCAACTCGGAATACAAGATGAAGATAAAAGCAAGTTGTTTGCTTGGATAAGATACCAATGTGCCTTTAGCTATCGAGAAGGTTTTGATAACGGACAAGATGAACTTAAAGAACAACTTGCTGACTTGTTAAGACCTAGAAGGTAGTAAAATTTATTACCTATAACGGTTTGGGGCTTTGCGATGGTGGGGCTTCGGAGTACAAATGTTCAATTAATTACAAAAGTTAAATAGATGCAGAAAAGTTTAAATATAGCACAAATGCCCCACTATTGCAAAACCCTTGTTAGGCGTAGTGTTTTGTTTCACGATGATTGTTTTAATATTCTTTCAAATATAGAAAATGAAAGTGTTGATTTAATCCTTTGTGATTTGCCTTATGGAACAACAAAAAACAAATGGGATAGTACAGTTCCACTTGACAAACTTTGGGCTGAATACGAACGGATTATTACTTACAACGGTGCAATAGTTTTATTTGCTCAAACTCCTTTTGATAAAGTATTAGGTGCAAGTAAAATTGATTTATTGAAGTATGAATATGTATGGAATAAAAAACGCCCTACTGGTCATTTGAATAGCAAGTTTGCACCAATGAAGCAACACGAAAATATTTTAGTATTTAGCAAAGCAAGTGCTTGTTTTGTAAAAGACAAATCAAAGGCAATGCGTTTTAACCCACAATACTCAAAAGGGAAACCATATACAATATTTAGGGCTGACAATTCAAGTAGTTGCTATGACTTGAAACATCAAAAAAAGAATATAGAAACTGTAAATGATGGTTTCAGGTATCCAACTTCGATTTTAGAATTTGCTCCTGAAACTGGATTGCACCCAACTCAAAAACCTTTATCATTATTAGAGTATTTAGTTTCTACTTACTCAAATGAAAATGATATTGTTTTAGATAATTGTATGGGTTCAAATACAACAGGTTTAGCTTGCCAAAGGTTAAATCGTCAATTTATAGGAATAGAAAAAGAAAAAGCGTATTATGATATTTCAGTCAAACGTCTGTCGGAAACGCTGTTCTAACATTACGCCTAACGACCGAGTATTGCTGTCAGATAGGGAATTTGAAAAAATACTATTGAGCAATGCTGGTCAAGCCCTACTTGCAGCAATACTTTTGTTGGCTGCTGTACAGTAAGATTAATTTTAAACTGTCAAAAATAAAATTTATGTCAATAAAAGAAAAAGCCATAGAAATTAGAAACCAATTTAGATTATTTGTTGGTGTTAGCAAAGATGATGATGGCGAATTGCAAAATAATTATTTAGTTAGCAAACACGTTGCAAAGCGTTCTGCCCTATTGTGTGTTGAACACTTATCAGATGCCGCAACAGATATAGAAACTACAAACTATTGGTGTGCTGTCAAGGCTGAAATTGAAAAGTTGTAGTATAGCAGCCAACGGTTGCGCATATAAGCAGTAGCGGATTACGAAGACGAAATTTTCAATTAACAACTAAAATAAAATAGAAATGACAAAGTACAATTTACATTCGTCCGCCGTACTTGCGGCAATACTCATGTTAGTGACAGGCATGTTTTCAAGCTGCTCCGAGAATTATTCCAATGGTGAACGTATTGGATTAGTAACTCAATTTTCAAGAACAGGAATAATTTGGAAGTCTTGGGAAGGCGAGTTACACGTTACTCAAACAGGGATGAACAGCACTATGAATGATTTTGAATTTTCTATTGATAACGACCATGAAGATACCGCAATCATTAATCAAATTGATAGTGCTGCACAACACGGATGGAAAGTAAAACTTACTTACCACGAAACTACAGGCAAGAATTGGTTTAGTAATCGTGGTGAAACAGATCACTTTATAACAAAAGTTGAAGTGTTGGATAAGAATATGTCAATGAGAGCGCAATTTGGTGGCGATACAATAAGACAAGGAAGAATTATTGACACCATTTATGTTGTAATAGATAAGTCAAAATAATAAATAGTTGGTGAGCAAGTTTGGTGTGTCCGGCTTGCCACCAAACCGCTGTTATAAGCTGGTGCGGTATTATAGCACAAAACTTGATTTGAAAACGAATACTTTTTCTTTTCTTTTTTGAGCGGTGGCAAAAATAAAAATTTGAAATATGGAATATAGAATTGATTTAATAGATAAAAATGTAGCCAAGAAGCTAATAATAGAAAACCATTACTCACATAAATGGACTTCTTGCAGGTATGCTATTGGGTTGTTTGATAAAGATGATTTGATAGGTGTAGCGGTATATGGTTTTCCTGTTGGAAGACAAACTGTTAAATCAATAACTCCAAATTTAGAAAATAGTGAAGTATTAGAACTTACAAGATTATGGCTTATTGATGAAGCACCAAAGAATAGCGAAAGTTATTTTTTAGGAAAAACATTTGATTGGTTGCGTAAAAATACCGATGTAAAAGTATTGATAAGCTATTCAGACCCAATGCAAGATCATTTAGGTATAATTTATCAAGCAACTAATTGGTTATATCAAGGAAACAATACAATGCTTATTAAAGGCTATTTGCACAAAATAAATGGAAAAATTATGCATCCAAGAAGCACTGTTGCTTTGTATGGAACAATAAAAACTGATGAACTTTTAAAAATTGATCCTAACTATGAAAGAATTGAAATGAAAAAGAAACACAGATATTTATACATACTTCATAAAAAAGACAGAAAGCGTATAATATCTGAACTTAAACATAAAATTGTTCCATACCTAAAAGATAATCAAAATTGCGGGTGGGAGAAAAAAATAAAAGAAAAAGATTTACAAGCAGGAAATCTATTTGGAAACGAAATGTAGCACTTGCCGGTAACGAAAAAGTGTTTAAGCAGTAGGGGATTAAAAGCACTACTGTTCAATTAACCACAAATGATAATTATATGACAGAACTTACAATTAACCACAAAAGCCCCTATTGCTTTAAATACGGTGTTATACGCTGGGTTTTTATCCTGTGCGGTGGGCAGTTGTATTTGAACTGGATATTGCCAACTAATCCAATGTCAAAAAATCCATTAATAAAATTTTTGTGGGGCTGGATGAAAATGGCTTACTGTGGTAGAGATTACAACGGTAGATATTGGAAGGCATATTTATACTTTGGAATACATTTCGTTTTGTGCGTTTGGAATTTTATTGATGGATACGGATTTTCAGTTGGCAATATTTTAGTAAACATATATCCAATGATAGTTCAAATGTGGATTGGTTATCGGTGCTGGCGGGTTAGGAGGATAAAAACCCAGCGTATAACAGCCTGTTAGCTGCTAATGGAATGTACCTTGTTAATGGTATGGGAGGCAAATTCTGCAATATAAATTCAAAGGGTAGGATTAATAAAAAGTGGCAATCCTACGGTGATAAACTAATACAAAAAGCATTGATAATTAAAAACAATTATGATTAAAAAGACAAGAAAGAAATTGAAGATCACGCAAATGGAATTATCTAAACTTTCAGGTGTTTCAATTGCGACAATAAAACGTATTGAGCGTGGTGGCCATCATCCAAATTACAAAACGCTCATTAAGATTTATCATGTCTTGGGTATTGGTCTTACATCGTACCCGTAAACATTGTCTTTAGAGTACCTGGTGTATCCAATTTTTTTCAATTGGCTGCCCAGTTTATTTATATTTATTTTTTCTTTTGTATATAATTCCAAATAATTCTTTACTTCCGTTGTAGTCATAAAATCCCACGGCTCTGTTTTATCGGGAGGCAACAAGTGTAGCGCAATCATTTCTGCCTCAAACGACACCTTGCCATATTTTTTGTCGGTTAATTTTTCTAAAATATCAATTTCTTCGTCATTCAATACCGGCCTTTCCCCGGCATCCCATAGCGCTTTTGCTTCGGCCAATAGTTGTGCTTTGCAAACGTTATTGTAAGCCTCAAAATTAAACTTTCCTATTGCTTCCATAATAATAATGCGCCGGTTGCCAGTTGCATCGTCAAGTATATCGAGTTCGTTGCAGGTGCCGCACAAGTTTGCCATACGTTTTATCGTTTCGTTTCCACGGCCATAAGGCACACGAAGCGAAAAGCTATCTGATGCCATTAGCCTTTTTTCTTCACGTTCGGCATCTTTGCGTTTACCGCCGTACTCGTCATTGAATATTACCAATTTTTCGCACATTAGTATTTCATCATCAGTACCCCTATTAAGTTGACTGTTTGCAAAATACCCCTTTAATTCACTTGGCAGTATGTTTCTAAAAAAGAATGTTTTGCCTGTATTTTTTTTGCCAACTAAAATAAAATTTAGTTCACTTATGCCGCCATAAATGCTTTCTATTATGCCTACAAGCCACAGCGTTACCATGCGCTCCCGCCATTGCGGTGTACCAGTATTGCTGTTTATGCATGCCGCTATTTGACGTATGCGGCTTATGTTGTCCCACTTATTTCTTTCAAAAAAATCTTTCAACGGGTTGTACTGGATAATATTTTTGCTCATTATTACTCGCATAAATAAATCAAAACTCAAATCATCAAACAGTATTTTGGCTTCAAGAAAAATAGTGTTAAAGTCAATTTCTTCTAAAGCAACGCCATCGTTCTCTACTTTCCGTGTAACAACATTTCGCTTCAAGTTTAAATTGCAGCGCAACCATGATTTTACGTTTTCAATTAGGCTATCTTCTTTTGAAAAATTATCATTAACCGCAAAAGCCTGCTTTACAATGTCGTCTGCATCTTCAATTCCTTCAAACTTCTTTAAATTATCGACTATTTGCTTGCTATTTAGTCCTGCTTTTTTTTGCGTGTAGGTTATCGATGCTATTTTTTTTGTTCGATCGGAATTTATATTTATTCCGGCTTGTTTTGCAAACCAATAAATAGTGGCTATTGTTATCTTGCTTCCACTTCTTGCATCACGCTTAATAGCATGTGTGTATTGTCGATCACACATGCTGGTTTCATACTTGCTGCTACAACTTGATAAAAGGTGAAAATAGTGTCTACCCGCCTCTCCAAATTGATCCGCTAGGCCAAATGATATGTTTAACCAATCTCTATAATCCTCCACGCAACTAACCTGCGCCGCAACCATTTTGTTTATTATATCGTCAAATTCGGTTTTAACAAAAATGGCACTTGTAATTTTTCGTTTTTTTTGTTTTGGCAAATATTTTTTAAAAATCAGGCAATTTTCGTTAATAAATAGTTCGGGGTCAAAGCTGATATACCTGGGCCGACTGGTGTCTTTGCCTGTTGGGTCAATAATTATTTGGTATTTTTTTACGAGATAATCGCCTAATCCTAAGAAAGCATCGAGGTGCCTGTCGCAGTCAATCTTAAATAGTGCGCACACGCCCGTTCCGCTTATTGACATAAATGCAGAGTAACAATATGGATCTTGCTTTAACAGTTGCATTGTACCATTTACATCGGGGCCGAGATTGTCAATATCTATGGCAATGAACCCGCTGTGTAGTTTCAGGTTTTCCATATTTCTTTTTTCGCCAAATATGCCCGATATGGTTACATAGGGTACCTTTGACTTTAGTTGTCTCCTTTCTTCATCTGCCGAAACCCTTATTGGAATAACAATGTCCTGCCAAAAACCAGACCGCACGTTGTACAAAAATAAATCGAGCGGTATTGTTTTTTGGCTTCTGCTGTCTTGAATGTTTTTGTAAATACTTATTTTGGTTTCCAATTTTTGAAGTTGTTTTGAAGTTCGGAATATAGGTGTTCTTTTGCCCTGGTCTTACACCAGTCATTGTAGCGCTTCCCTTTTTTATTAGCCCACTCTTTTGCCAGTTCGTGGTATCGGTCTAATATAAATATAGCATTTTCATCGCTCATTTTTGGTATGGTATTTTTTGCTTGCTTTGCTAAATCCCTGCCTATTTTGTAAAAAGGGTACCACTCTTTTTTCTCCTTGTTGGCTTCAATAATAGCCTGTACATCTATGCCTTTTGTTATTATTACAAAGTCGTTCAATTCTTTTTCTTCTGTGGCTTCCTTTGCCGGAAATTCATAGCCGCAATATTTACATATCTTAGATTGCGCGGGAATTATAACATCACACTGCGGACAATTCTTGCAAGGCGCAACTCCTTCCTTGTCTGATTTTTTTGGCGGGTTAAAAAATATATCCTCCCAGTTTCTGCTGTCGCACCAGTCGCCATGTGTAACGGCATTGCCACCCATATCAATAATTGTAAAGGCGCTTTTTTCATCTGTTGGTCGGCTACCCCTGCCACACATTTGCAACCACAGCGGCATAGCCTTAGTGGCTTTATTGACTTGTATGGTTTCTATTGTCGGCTCGTCAAAGCCGGTAGTAAATAACCCCACGTTGTTTAGTATCGCTCCGGGTGTATTTTTATACCAATTTAGCACATTTGTTCTTTCGGTCGCCGTCATTGTACTATCCAAATGTTTACTTTTGTAGCCTGCTATAATAAACGCATTATTTACGGCTATTGAGTGCGCAATATTTACATTAAACACTATCGCTTTTGTTCCATCTGCCCAGCGCTTGTATGCATTAACTGCACTTTCAATGTATTTTGGCGCACTAAATTCTAATGCCATTAGTCCCTCGTCAAAGTCGCTGCCGCGCACCTTTAATTTCGACCTATCAACCGTGTCTCTCGGTGCGTAAGTTATATTTTGACATAACATTCCGAGTTTAATAAGTTCGGGTATGTCAATACCGCAAACAATGTCCTCATAAAACATCTTCATTGGGCGGCGCTTATTGGCGCTTAGCGGCGTTGCGGTAAATCCAATAATAAATTGTTCATCAAAGTATTGGTGTATTTTATTAAATTGATCGTTGTGCGCTTCGTCAATAATTACCAAACCCACGTCTCCCGGAATGCGCTTTATGGTGCTCTCAATCATGCCTACATAAACCTTTGCGTACGGCACACTTTTCATTCCGGCGACAATTACCTGGCAGTGCATATCGAATGCGTTATAAAGCGTCCTGCGCGTTTGTTGCAACAGCTCTTTGCGGTTTACTAATATGAGTACCGATTTTTCGTTTTTATCGGTATATCGTTTGCTTATTGCGCTAAATATAATCGTCTTGCCTCCGCCAGTAGCCAGCTGGAACACTACCTTCCTTTTGCCGCTAGCCAGTTTTTGCGCCACAGCCACCGTTGAGCGTTCTTGATAATCCCTGAGTTTCATACTCTTCTATTGCTTTAAAAATTTGCAACGCAACCTGTGGAACTATTGCGTTGCCATACGCTTTTATACTTTGATTTCTCCATTTTGAAAAGGTAATTCCGTCCAATTTGTCGGGAATCTCATCATTTCCGCAACAAATCGGGGATTGAGTTGGGAAGTTTTGGAAATCGTTTGCGTATTCATCAATATGCCAACTACCGAAGCTCTCTTTTTTTGCGATGTGGGAAATGCGTGCATAATCTTATCATCAAGTAATAATGTGCAATCTATGCAGGGTGTTATTTCAAAATTGCATTGTACATACGAATTCATATTTGTTTTTGTAAGCGTACACACATTGTTATCTACGTCCATGTGTATTACGTTTAGCGCCGGATGCAGTGCGTTTGGCTTAATGCCTGCACTTAGATGGAAGAATGTTTTAAAATCTGCTATTGGAATTTTTATCATAAAAAGTGGCCGGTTACGATCCGGCCAAACGATTAGATTTTAAAACGGGAGATCGCTTGCCTGTGGTACTTCCACGGGGGTTGTTGCAGTCGCACCAATCCTTTTCAAATTACCCACATACTGTTTTTTTTCGGTATCTGCCGCATCTTTCTTAGGGTTCAGTTGAACACTAAAATCGTTTCCATATTTGTCTTTTTCGTCATTTTCCCAAATTAATAAGTTCATATAAATATCACCATTATCGGCCTTAGCAAATGCGCTGTGTTTTTCTTTTGCTTTGTCTAAAATCTTGGTTAAATTCAATGAACCGGTTATCATTTTACTCATATAATTAATGTCGCTTTACCCAACGACAGGGTTTACAGTTCTGTAATAAAGTCTTTGCTGTCGCCCAACGCCAATACGCACCACCCTTTGAATACCTTGTCTCCGCGGTCGATGTGCAATATATTGAAGGATAATTGCTCCCTGTGTCCAAGAAGGCTTACCATTATGGTATCGCCAGTAGCATATATGGTTTTATCTTTTGTTATTAAAAATTTTTTATGACTTTCAAATTTTTGAAAATCATCATCCATTAATGTAATGTTGTGTGTCATTTTTTTATTTTTCCGTGTGTTAAAATTATTTTTTCCCAAAATTTTGCAGATGGCGTTATGGCCTTCATCTCTACGCTGCGTGTAGATTTATTGTATGCTATTATGATGGCCCTGTCTGCCCCTGCGGCATAGCAATAACCGCTTACTTGGTTTGCATAACCAAAATATTCAATTGCCCCGGCCAGCGGGCCAGCCAAAATCTTTAAATCAATTACTAACCGCTTGGATGCCAGCATGTCAATTCTTCCTTTGTATGGTATTTCAAAGCCGTTGTGCGAAAAGTTTGCCACTATAGACACCTCGCATTGGAACAGCGCAGGGTCAACAATTTTACAAATGGCTCCAGCAATTGGCTTCACAATATCGTGATTGTGGTAATTGTATTTTTCGGGTTCCAATAGATAATTATGTACATCCGTGCCTATCGCCATTGCCGGCGTTGGTGTAACCTTTCCTTTTAACGAACTAAACGATATGCCCGGCAGCGTAGCGTATTGTTCAAAATCCAACTCATTGTAATACCGGACATTCGATACTTTCATTGTGAATTAGTTGTATGGTTTTAATAATTGCATCTCTTGCACCGAGTCCGTAACTTAGTATCTCCGCCTCCGTTACGGAAGGGCATTTATCAAAATACATTTCATCGTTTACGATTTTTAAATTGCAATTTTTATACCTTTCTTCCATAATTTCTTTAAATAAATCTAATAATTTTTGTGTCATTATTTTTGTATTTTTTCAAATTTCAAATCGGTAATTAGTTCGCCGGTTTCTGTTACATGCTTAGCAAGATACGCGCCCATTTGGTCAATGCTAAGTGCGCCCCATCTTTTTACGCGTATATATTTTGAAAGATGTGGCAAGTATAATATGAATTTTGCGGCAACGGTCTTCATCCAGGCTTCTGTGTTCTCGTCAATTATCTTCATTTCTGTTTTTATGACTGGTGCGGCAACTTCTGCAATCTCACTTGTTGCAATAATATTAGTTAGTGCAGTTTCTGTTTTTAAAATCCTATCGTTTTCAATTTGCTGCAATTTTAAAGCATCTTGAGTGCTTTTGATTGCCGCATCTGCATTTTTTTTGTCCCTTTCAATATTTATAAAATACGATTCAACATCAAATGATGAGTAAATCTCATTGTAATTAGGCTTAGGGATTGCACTAAACAACTCCATCATATCTTGTGTTGTTAGATGTGCAGCACTAAACTTGCTCAGGCTGTCTGGTTTAATTGCAGATAGCATTTTTCTTAAATCCACAAAATCAACCGGCGTGTTATCTTTTAAATGAAATTCGTATTGCTTTTGCAATTCAATGCCGATGTCTGATCTTAATTTTGCGCAAATTCTGTGGTATTCGTTTTGAACAAACGCTTTGAACGAGCCAACCTCTTTATTCTTTGCATTCTCTGCCGCAACCTTTGCTGATTCGATCTGCCTGTCTTGCAATTCTTTCCTTTCAAGTTCTTTGTATTTTTCATTCGTCTTTGGGTCGGCTCTTTTTTCGTAAGCCATTAGCGGATCAATCAGCCCCGATTGAATGGACGAAGTGAACGCCTTTCGCTTTTCAACCATTGCTGCATGTGCTTTTTTATAATTGACCAAAACGACCGGCAACTCCATTGGCTCTATCAGCATTTGTTGAAGGCTCAACTCGTCCGCCTCCAATTGTTTTACCAATGTGTTTTTTGCAATGGCTAAACCAAGCCATGCCTGCTGCTGTTTTTCGGGTAGTTGTGTCATAAATCTGATGTATTCAATTGTGATTGTGAAGGGGTTGCATGTTCGTACTTTCCAACGAAATCTATCGTATCTTTTCGGTTTAGGTCGCGGCCAAACAGTTTACCTAAATGTTCGCAGGCATCTTTTATGGCTTGACTTTTTGCGGTGGGAAGCGCCATCATAACAGCGGCAGCCTTTATTGTTTCCATTGTTAACGATTTACTTCCAGCATCCATCTGTAAATCTTTTGCGCCTACGCCATCGTGAAATTGCCACTCTCCGTTTGTTGGATCTTTATAATGCACACGTACAACCACATACACACTATTCCACATATTCCCCTCTCTTAGTACCTCGATTCTCCATTTCTGAAAAATCATATCCAAAAACATTTCTGTCTTATCTATTGGCAGGTAATCGTTACCAATAGTTGGATGCTTTTTTACGAATCCGCCAGGCGGTTGATTTAACAGGAGTTTTAAATCATCGTTTCTAAATGCCTCTTCAATATTACAATGAAGGTCGGCAAGTGTGGGTAGTTTATTCATCATCTTCATCTGTCGGTTGTTCATCGCTGTTAGGTAATATGTTTCCGTAAACTTCCAATTGCCATAGTTCGTAATTAGTCATTGTTAAATTGTTTTATAATTTTATCAACTTGTTTTTGCGCCCTGTTTTTGTGTTTTTTTTTCACATAGCCCCAAACCTTCATTTTTTTTTCGGCCTCTTTTACGGGCGGGCGACCCCGCTTTTTTTCTTTCATATTTTTTTTTGTTTTAATAACGGGGCGCTGTAAATCCACGTTGCGCCCCGCCTTTGTTAAACCATCAAAACAGCATTTAGTATATTTTTTCTTTTTGCTGAAAGTATATGCCCAAGTACCGCGGCATCATCCAATGCGTTTTTTTCTTCCTGATATTTTTTTAAAAAATTGTCAATCATTTTTCTGCAAGAGTGCAGGTGATCCAACGTGCTCGAATTATGTATGCACATTAGTATTTTTTTATACTCGCGCGAATATTTTTCATCGATTTCAACAATTGGTTTTAGTGCCGCATAATATAGCATGTACAACATTAATAATATAGCTGTTGCGCACATTATAAACACCGGATTAATTAACTCTTTCATGATATTATTTTTTATGGGTGATTAAAATAACCGCTTACGCCGGTTAATTGATAAATCAAAGATAATATATTTTTCCGTATTTAAAAAGTTTTTTTTAAATATTTTTAAAATAGAGTAAAAGTACGTTATGGTAATATTACATACCCACCTTTGCGTGGCATGGTAAAAAGCTGGTGTGTAGTGAATCCAAATGTTTTTTCGAGGTGTGGGTAATCTTTAATGATGTTAAATTCACCGCCCCAGCTGTACCCGGCGGCTTTAAATATGTTGACTACTTTCATCCAATTGGTATCAACCACCCAACTTGCTTTATTATTCATAATCAAGCAGAAGTCAAAGGCTAATCCGTAATTGTGATAGCTGCTTCCGCCCCTGGCATTGGTAACTATTTTGCCAGGTGTTGTGCGGCCTTGTGCATATAAACTATTCTGATACTCGATGCTTCGTAGGGCTTGTGTAATTCTTATAATAATTCCAGCTGGCATCTGCTCCGATGCCGACAGGTAAAGATGCTTTACCTCCTGCCGGATTGCAGGATGCAGAGAGGCTATTCGATCAATGCTTATTTGATCGATCATTTCTTTTTTTTATTCAAAATGTTCAATAATAATTTTTGCAAAAAATCCAAGGCCGGCTGAAACCACCAACGCTTTTCTACCGGCGGACGCTGTTTATCATTCATCGTTACTTCCGATTTTGTTTATTTTCAATCAAAATGCGAATGCTTTGTAAGTCCTGCTGTATGGCATCCTGCCTCGCATCCCACTTGTTTTCAAGCGCGTCCTGCCTTGCTTCTATTTTATCAACGCGTGTATTATTATATATTATGTCTTTCTTGCTTTCTATAGCCATCGTATATATATTCCATGTAATTGTTCCAAAGCCCACACATAATGCGGCTACAGCAGACAGAACCTCCCACAGGCGGATGTGTTTTTGCATGACAACTAAGTTTTCTTTTTGCGCCATTTTTTAAAATAAGATTTACATATTAAAACAACGCTTGTTAGGGTAAAAGCGGATGTTTGCACTACAAACCACCATTCAAATGTTTTGAAGGCAAGCAGGTAGTGTATAATATCCAATAGGGAAGAAACGAAGCAGATTAAAAAAATATTGTACCACAATGTGGAAAAAACAAGATACGGGTTGTGGCCAATCCAGGCCAACTCTTTTAGGTGATTTTTCAACGGCCTGATTGTGGAGCAAATCCACAACCACAAACATGAATAACTTATCATGTCGCCTAAAAATAAATAGTACCAATGTTTTGATATTGGCATGTCTCTTTTCAAAAAAAACGGGTGTATAATTTTAATTGGTGAATTATTAAATAAACGATGCGCAAATGCACTTACTGTACACAAGGTGAACAACAATATCGTTATTTTTACAAACCGTCTCATGGCAGACCAGTCGGGCCTTCTGGAGGGTTAGAACCACCGCCGGGGCCTGATTTTTCCGGCTTTGCAAATGCACCACCCGAATTGCTAAAAAAATTCTTTACAAGATATGCAAACCCTGCCGTTAATCCTGTGTAAACAATAGGCTCGAAAGTTTGCCAATCGAATCTAAATGGCAGCCCCGATGCAAATAATTGATGAAGGGCCGTAATTATTGATCCAAATACAGCTACAAGGAACGAATAAAGCACGTCCCTTGCGTTAAATCCGAATATTTTGCTTTTTTTAATCATAATACAATATATAAACTTCTTCCGTTTTAAACAAATCAAAATTCCAAGTAAACTTACCCGTGCCTTTATCATAAACAACATTGTTGTTGTATGGCGCTCCATTTAGAAGCACTTTTGGGGCAGCAAGCCCTTCCCTACTTACTTCTATTATTTTTTTATTTAACAATGGCAGCGTAATTGACGGGCCATCGTTTTGTACAGTATATTCAAATCTCTTTAATTCTTTTGTCCCAGTTATTGATCTCCAAATTGGATTGACCGGTGTGCCATTATTATAATAAAATCCAGGGCCGTTTGGAAACGCATTGAGGTCAACCGTGTTGTTCCACACCAATAATGTACTTGATGGGTTGGGTATGGTTGCCTTATCTCCAATATTTAGCAGGACAACTCTCGGTATAAGCAAACCCTTGTGATCATTTACAATGTCGAGCGCCGCGCTACTATTGGGACTTGTAGTGCCAATTCCCACGCTTTGAGAAAAAGAATTTAACGAAAATAATAAAAATAGAAAAGTAAGCCTCATTTTTTTTGTTGTGATAATTAATTAATACCATAGGGCTTGGATTAATCAATTATGGCGCAACTGTGGTGTGTACCCATGTGGTACCTGTTCCTGTCAGGTCAAGATACTTGTACCTTATTGTACCGGCATCATTATATTGATATATTATTTTTCCCCCTTTTAGGTACATATTAACAGTCGTACCATCGATCGGACTGGCGGGTGTTGCTGCGGCATCTTTAATAATGGTTGACCCCTCTATGGTTACATTGCCAATATAGGTGTCCATTGTGGACGAAAAACTGCTTGCGGCTTCCAGCAAGCCGTAATGCGATACATCACCGAACATTTCCCAAAGGCCGTCGGTCTCTGTGTATCCGTGAATAATATTATGACTCGATTTAATTGTTAGGGAGTCTTGGTATAACCCTAAGTAACTTACATATACGCCAGGGACAGATGGATTAAAGTATCCAAAGTATGTTTTTGTGGTATCTAAATAAGCATCCGACCCCCGACCCGACGCTGCTGCCCTATTTAGATACCTTGTTCCAATATTTCCAGCGTTGGAGATATTTTGAGTGTATGTAGTACCATCATTTCGGGAAAAAGAAAATGAAAGTAAGTTTGTAAAATCAAGCGACTTTCCCCCACCATTTAGCACCCTATTCTGCTTCAACGTGCCATCAACATCGTAGATATTTTTACCGGCCAAACTTAAATTGTTCCATTTATGTGAATTCCAATACCAAAGGCTATCACCAGCTTGCCTTATTTGTGGCCATGTTGGCTGCGTACTATACAGCGAAGACGTATCTGCCATCAAGGGGAGATGCAACACGCTATCGGGTGCAACACGGTTAGTTCGTGTTCCATAACTATTGTTTGGCTTTAAGTAGCCCAATTGACCATACGCTACATTGAATAGCAACAGGATTGTAATTAATTTTTTCATCATATATTTATTAAAAAATAAACTGCTGAATTTTTTGGCTTTGTTTCAGTGTCACCAAATTTACCCGTTTTAAAAAACGTTGGAACATCTGAACATCCAAATATCGTGTACCCCAAATTACCACCGGTGCTGTGGAACACAGTTGGGTATTGGCCGCCATCATTATCATCACCAAACAAAAAGTGTTGGTGTTCGATTACCGAATCAACCTCTTTTGATCCAGCTTTCCTTACAACTCCGTCAACACCCCTTAAAAATCCCTGCTCATATAGCAACGGCGCTCTGAATGTAGTTGCTCCATCGCCCGTACTGTACCTACTCTTGTTGTTTAGTACAACGTTTGACCAGTTTGCATCGCTCACCAACATACTTGCATCAAGTGTTTGAACATACGCCCAAAGTCTTGAGTATGTGGCCCTTGAAAGCAGTTGTCCAGCGGCAAATATAGTATTTAATCTATTCGTAACATAATCATTTACAATTTGTCCAACAGTATTGAATCCGCCCTGGCTAAACGGCACGGTGTAATACGTGTCAACCAGCATTAACCACAATTGTTCCGATTGCCCCATTGTAATAGTGCTTAAATTGCTATTCAGCATTTGCACGACATCCCCGCCTTGAGTAACAATATTTGCATTAATGTGCGACCCGCCATTGCTAATTAAACATATTGGCTTTAGCGCAATAATATCGGCCACTAGCGGTAATGTAATGGTAAGGCTGGTAGATGCACCTTGTATCAATATGACCTTGCCAATATCGGCAGGTAGCAGTACCTCATCAGTTGTTACTATTTTGTAATTTGAAAACAGATTAGCCGTTTGCACAATTGGAGTAAACGTTGTAATTTTTGGGTAAAAGCGCAAAACATAAACTTCTTCTGGCTGAAAGACGTAGTCCGGCATTAACAATTTCCACCCAGTTGCGGTGTAATCCCAATCTACCGTTGGTTGCAGCGTTCCGTAACTCTGCCTTAATTCAATTGAATATGTCCATCCATCTAGAGTAACATCGTCATAAGTTGTAGTACCTGCAACCATTCCTGGAGTAATGCCCACTTGCAAAAATAAATCCTCCCTAATTTCAGCCACTTGAAACGATGGGTCGTATATAAAGTCGTGCCTTAACGTGCCGGCTGGCGTGCCATCAACACTTTCATAAGTTTTTACATAGTAAACCTCGGGGTCAACGCCGGTAAACGTTACATCCTGTGGCGTTACATGTGGTGCCGGAAATGATTGATATGCCTCGACAACCATTGGCGATGAAGCCTTATATATTGCTACCACCAGCCAATTTATGGGGATTGCGGCAGGCGATAGTGTTAAGTTTATGTCCATTTTAATTAATCAATTTTTGTTACTTGTACAACATTGTCGGCATCGGCACCCTTGCCAAAACCCTTTGTGTTTATATTGTATTCAACAGTTAGCGCAAGGTCCAGTTCACCATCGGTGTTTAAGGTTATGCCATCCCTGTTTTTGGCTTTGCGTACCTCCAAACTCCAATATTTTTTCAAATTACCAGGCACATTAATGGCCTCCCATTTACTATCACCATTGCGCGTGTATGCTACTCCGTCAATCAGCACGCTAGTAAGCAGCATCACCCTGTTCAATTTCTTTATCACCCAATCCGGTACGCCGTCATCAATGGCTATATTTAATTTAAACACCTCGTATGGTATGCCGTCCAATAATTCCAAGTCGGCTGGTTCGTCCTCGTAAACTGCAAACCGACTTGACGGGTTGTATGAATCCAACCATCCGTGCACACGCATTGTGGGATTGTAACCCTCGCTAAAGACGGTTGATTGCTTGTTTTTATTGTTTGTATAATCAAATTGCAGCGTGTTTGACCAATCTTCTTTAACCCAAATGCCTTCGCTAATGAACTCGGTTATCGTGTCGCCGGTACCAACAGTCAACAATAAGTAGTATAAGCCTTCATCGAATGCTGCCAAATTTATCCCGCCCTGATACAATATGTTTGGAGCTTTTACGGCATCGGTAACAATTACATCCAAATCAACCGTTGCATATATACTGCCATCGCATTTTAATACATCAACCTTTGACGGCCCCAATCCGTTTGATTGATGTTGTATTTTAATCACCTCGTCTTTTTGCCACGGTTGAAAGTAATTGTTTTTATTTGTCCACGCCGCAACTTGGTTAATGAACCAGTCAGAATCCATGTCAACAAAATGATATTGTGCCGGCAAAACCAACCCCAATGGGACGAACTGCACCGGACACAAAAATGGTATAAATGTTTGAAACATATCTAATGTAAAGTAGTTTAATCCGTCAACATCAAGGTTTATTAAATCCAGCAAATTTGTTTTTGGCGATATTAGCAACTTCCATTCTTGCGCTTCATTTAATGCGGGCTTAACGCTTACCTGCATCGGAAATCCATAAAGCACTTTACCGTTGTACTCAAACCTGATATGTCCGTTGGCCGCCCCTGTAAACAAATCTATAAAGTTAATTGGAACTTTTGTATCAAATTCGAAAATATAAGGATAAAATAATGGATCGCCCAATGTATTTATTGCAACGTCTGAATTTTCGGTAACTATATTAAGCCCCAAAGTTGTGGATAAAAACGGATTCTTATCGGCACTTTGAAATACTAAAGATTTATTTAAAATGTTATGGTGTACCGAAACCAACCAGCTTTTGTGTTTTTGCAACAACCTTGCTGGGGTAAGTTCTTCGATATTGTATGCAGTTTCGGGATTGGCTATTCCAGTAATGTTATCATAAACAACGCGCTTTAACGGGTATGTATTTATATCCGTAAATGTAATCAAAAACAATGCGCTTTTTACCGAATAGCTGGCGGCCGCCCCTAACTCTATTACGTGAAATTGGAATATATCGCCATTAACGAGTACTTCGTTTATTATTGGCGATCCGGCATTGCTTACGCCGTCTGCTGGTACAGTAGTTTCAAAAATTGAAATTCCGTTTTTTAGTATTTGGAATTTTTTATCGCCACTTAGTGTATCGTAAAATATGGCAGCCGCACTTATTGTAATTGCTGCCGGAAAAGGCCGGTTATAGGTAAATGTAGCATTATCGTCTGTTGCTAAAAAACCAATTCCGGCTGTACTTTCGTAATCAATATTTATGTCGCCGGTGTAGCCATCTTTTTGTGTAGCCCTGTTTCCTGAATAATATTGATCGTTTACCGGATTGTCGGTGTCTATATTTAACACAAACACATCATTGTCGGCATCGTTATTCGTTGTACTTTTTGTTACAAAAGGATTTGACCGAACCAACTCAATACCTATACTATCGCCACGATATTTACTTACAACGTTTAATTCTTTTTGTGCAATTACATCAATCGGCCCCTTGAATATAGATGTAGTATTGTACTCCGATTGACCCAATTTTTCGTCATAGGTTTGTGGCTCATATCCAATTTTTAATAAGTTAAACAAGTAACTTTCATTAACCGATAATTTAAGATTTGATACCTCGCCCAAGTCCATCGTATCAGCATCGGGGTTAAATACATATCTGCGATTTTCAAAAAACAATTTGTCATTAATATTTCCAAGCGAACCAAATGTTATTGCGTTTACCGAATCAAAAAAATCGGACATCGTAGTTTTTAATACGGCCGCCGGATCGCCCCTTAACGCAAACCCGCAGGTGGCGACCAGGTTTGGTAGCGCATCCAATATTTCGGCCTGTGATTCAAACTCACCATCGCCCACTTTTTCAACCAACAATTTGAACAAGTCTCTGAATGTTATGGCCCATGTGGAAGTTGCCGGGTATTTTGTTTTAATCGTTACAACTAAGTCAGAGTCGGGCAAAAACTTAAACTTCAACTCCTCTGTTTCGGATGGAAACAAGTCTGCTCCCAAAAATAACTTTTCCCCAGCCGATAATGTTATTTCAGTATCTACGACAATTGTTTTATCAACACCTAACAAAAGTTTTCCGTTTGCGGCTGTTTGAATATAATAAACATTTTCAAGAGATGATATAAAGTACAGCTGCAATGCGCCCCTTCCGGGATGAAAGCCCTCCTCGGTACATACATACTTTATCTTACCTTTTATCTTTATGGTTAAGGCATAATCCGATCTTATAAAGTAATTATCGCTTTCTTGATAATACTTGATAAAAATATTATCAATTTGTGCTTTTTCGTACACTTGATTGTTTGTTACAACATTAAAAACAAGTCCGGTTTGATTTATTAATGCAAATGATGGCGCAAATGAGTACGCAGAGTTGAAGTTTTCGTATTCAACCTCGCCTACATTGTATGTGTAGTTGCAATCAAATAAAATGCCATCAATATTTACCCTTATATTTTCAGGAATTGTACCATCCATTGGTATCTCGTAAATGGTGCTTTCGTACGCCTTTAATTTTTGTATTACGCCGCCCTCCAAACAATTAATGGTTACACCTTCGGCAACATTATCAATCATTTTTGGCAAGTCCATTTTGCCCTTATAATACATTTGGTAAATGTCGGTTGCATCATCCCACTTTAGTATAATTAAAGTAAGGTCACAATTTATCCCCTTTGTTTTCCAAAATAAATTACGCAAAATGGTTGCTCCATCACCAACAAATTTTAATGGAACGGTGAAGGTTCTGTTCAGCCCGTAATATTTTTCGCTCCTGCCAAAACTCACCTTATTTTCTAACCATCCTTCCGGACTTTGCGGCAAAAAATTCATGGCATTATTGGCAAGCACGTTGCCGTTGCTATCTACATAATAGCTATTACCATTATTGGTATCGGTTATGAAGTATATGAATGTTTTGCGTTTCAATCAAAAACCTGCTTTTTTATGTAACTATTAAACCCGCTATCAATAAACACCTTAACGTTTGTTTTCTTTTTCTTTAATTCCTTTATTGTTTGATTTGCGCCCCACATTATTGCATCGGTAATTTCTGAATTGTCGGATACGTTTTTACTTAACATTATCTTCATTAATGCCTGGTTAACCTGATCGTGCGGTATAATTTGTGTATCACGTTCAAGATAACGCAGGGTTGGTTTATCGTTACCAAGTTCGATGCTACCATCAGGGTTGATGTATAATTCGGGGCCTTTTTCATCGGTCAATGCCCAACCTTCCGGTGAACCACTGGTGCCCTTTTCAAATTTTGGTATTGGAGTGGCCAATATAGCGGCTATTTGTGCAGCGCCAATGGCGATGTCGAAAGGGATTAAGAACTTTTTATCTTTTAAGTCATTCGCTACCGCCCTTGCCGTATCCTTAATGACATCTGCAACGGCTATACCTCTGTCAAATACTGCCTTTTTATAATCAAGCTGCTTTTGCTTGTTGTCAAGTATTTGCTTTTTAGATGCCGCAGTGGCTTGTAATGATGTAATTTTTGCTGTTTTTTCCTCATCCGATATTAATTGTTTATTTATTGCATCAATTTTGGCCGCAGTTTCTTCGTCTATTAACTGTTTGCTTTCTTCAAGTGCGTTTTTTTGTCTGTCAAATTGGCCTTCAAAAAAAGCTACCGCTGTTGCCTCTAATTGGTCTTGCAGCCTTAGACTTGCATTCAGCTTTTCTTTATCAATCTCGGCCTGTTTTTCTGCTTCTGTTAATAAATTTTTTGTATCAAGTTCGTATAATTTTTTCTTTAACTCAACTATTTTTGTTTCAATTTCGACAGTTGATGCGCCATTTATTTTTGCCAAATCGAGCAATTCGTTTTCGGCATCAAGTTGTATTTTTATGTCGCGGCGATTACCATCTTCTTCAATTTCCTCCTTTTGTTTTTTATAATCTTTTATTGATTTTATTCTACCCTCTTGGAAGTCCTTATCCAATTGTTGCAGTTTTGCAAATTGCTTTTCGGTTAAATTGAGTTCCGACGAATTTACGTAAGCCTTAACGTAATCCTGCAAATCTTTGTACAGTTGCTGCTTTTGCTTCTTTAAATCTTCGTCATGGCCTTTGGATATTTCGTTAAACTTTTTTTCGTGATCTTCAAATATTTGTAAATTCTCATCGTCATACTTTGCATTCAGCACACGCAATGCGGTATTTGTATTTTTTATTTCAACCAACAAATTGTTGCGTTCGGTGCCTTTTGCTTTCGATACATTAAGTAACTGCGCAGCCAGCTTTGACTTCAATACCCTTTCTTCCTCGTTGCGCTGTGCTTCATTTAATGCTATACTTTGAATAGAAAACTGCTGAAGCATGGATATGCGCATGTCAAAAGCTTTGGCCTCATCGTTCACCCCGTCTTGCAGTATTTTTATTTTTCTCCGCTGGGCTATTTTGTATAACTCAAAATCCGAATCAAGCTCTTTTTTTGTAGAAGCCTTTTCGGTAGCACTCTTTGAGTCTTTTGTTTTAATGCCATCGCTTGTTATGTTTGGCAACAATAATTTTATCAAATTGTCCAACTCTAAGGCCCTTATCTTTTTTTCCGATAGTAGGTTTTCCAAATCCTTTCCAACTCGCTTTACACCCTGCACCTGCGGGGCAAATGCTTTGTCTATTGCAAACTTATTCGAAAATCCATCAAGGCTGGCATTTATGTTTTTGGTAACATCCGCACTTCTTTTTACCCCCTCGTTAATAGATTCTTGTATTTCTTTTTCGGTTGTACCGGCAGAGCGGGCGGCCTGCTGCAACTTTAGATCACTTTCTATCAGCTTGGATGCCATTTCGGCTATCTTTGCTTCAGCCGCTTTAGCCAAAGCCTGCTGGCCAACAAGGCTTATTTGTTTATCGATTTGTTCGTTAACCAGTTTTATATTATCTATCTCCTGCAAGCTAATTTTATTTGATTCTTCAGCAATTTTGTTGTACTCGCTTAGCGCTACCTTCCTATCCTTTTGCAATGCGTTTTGATCAGTTATCTTAGCCCTCAAAACCTCCAATACCGCTACCTGCGCCGATGCACTCTTTGCGCCTTCCATAAACACATCATTAAGTGTTTTCGCTTCGCCAGTAAGTTCTTTTGTTTTTGATATAAATTTTATAATAGGGTCTGTTGCAAAGGCAAGCAATCCGGCTACGCCAACGCCTGGCAACAAGTAAGCAATTTTGCGCAATCCGCTCCATGCTAAGTTTAAGAAGTTTCCGGTTTTTGCCGTTGCGGGGGCGGTGGCATCGTCAATTTTTTTCAATTGCATACCAAGTGCCTTTGCATCGTTTTGCGCTTGTACGGCCAATGGATGCTGCACACCAAGTGCAGCCGACATATCTCTCGCCCTTTCAGCTGCGCCCTGGTAGGCCAGCTTTAATTGAAGGTAGTCGCTGGATAACTCCTTTGTAATTTTTTCATTTAGGCTTAATTCCGCCGCCTCTGCCGCCTCCGTAGGTATTAGCGCCTTTATTTCGGTATTAAGGGCTGCCACCCTCCCCCTATTTTGTTCTATGGCTACCGAACTTTCAACCAGTCTTTTTCTATATTCGGTCTGGGATATTGACCCAGCCTCCATTAGCGCAAAATCCTGTTTTTGCACATCCAGCGACGCTTGTATTGCATTTTGATATTTAATTCTTTCGTTGACCAACGACTGCATTTCGCCCTGTGGAATAAATTGAGTATCAGTATTTGCCTTTGGTGTGCCAACCAGTTGCGCGCGTTTATTATTGAAATCATAGCTTATGGCATCCTGCCTATTTAACTCTTTTTGTTCTTCAAGCAGTCTCTCTTTTTCCTCTGCCTCCTTGCGCATTTGCAGAATTTTTTCGCGCCCCGCTTGCAATGCTTCGGCATCGGCTCTTTTTTGCATTTGTGCAGCTTCAGCATCGGCTATCTTATTTTTCCTTATTTCAAGTTGTGCTGCCCGCAACTCTGCTGCCTCTAGCCTTATTGCAAGTATGCGCTCCTGCGCATTGCGTTTTGATTCGGCGGCGGCCAAACGTTCCTCTTCTTTTTGCTTTGTAATTTGCAGGGCAAGTTCCTTTTGGGAAATAGACAATTGCTTGTTTATCAACACCAGCTCTTTGGCATCGGCACCGCCTTTGTAATCGGCCATCACTTTGGGTACGGAAAGTATCAGACCTTTCACCTCATTAATTAATGCAATAAGTTGCTGGCCATCCTTAACCTGCCGCTCTAAATCCCATATTGATTCTAATTTATCCGCCATTGTTTCGTAAATCTATAATCATTTCAGCAAACTCACTTACCGTTGTTTCGCTTTTAATAATTTGATATTTAACATGTTTTTGAACCTCATTAATCAAGTGTGAAAAATATTTACCATAATCAATTTTTCCGGTTGATTTTTTTGGTGTAATTAATTTTAATTCTTTTTCTTTGGTATCAATTTCTGCAAGCAACCCCCTGCTGCGCGTTAATATCACCTTTAAATTATCGTCCGCCCTTATTGCCAAAAAAGAAGACAATACCTTCATTATTTCGGCATCTCTTTCATCGGTTAGTTCAAAATATCTTACACACAATTGCGCAAGTTGAAATTTTGTTTGCAGTAGGTTTATATCATCAGTTAATTTTTTTACCCTTTGACCTTGCTTGTCTTTGATCTCATTAAAAAATTTCAAATAAATCTGTTTATCAACCGTGTCATCAATTACTTGTTTAAAAAAAATACTAAGTGGCATTGTGTGATACGACCAAACTATATGGTATTCCGGCTGCAGCACTTCTTCTGCAATATTGCCATCGACCTGCCTCTTGGTAGATAACATATTGGCATTGTTCTTCCTTTGCTTTCTTTTTAGCCTCATTTATGGCAATATCTTTTTCATTATGAATGCAACCTTCGCAACTTTTCATACAAAATTGAGCTTCATTATTTCTATAACCTTTGGCTTTAGGTTTGTTAAAAATGCACCAAAAGCGTATTCGGTTTTATTTTCATTTGTAAGCCCAAAAACATATTCACCGGTTCTTTTTAATAAATCAGCAGCGTATGGTAATGGACTTTTTACAAACACAAAACCTTGGTCTGTGTAAAGTTCAAGCGTTTTGTATAATGTACCTGTTTGGTATAACGTAACAAAATCGGTTATTCGGCCAATACCGACGCCAAACTTTGCCTTCAGGTCTTTTGTTCTTGCAGTATAACCCCTGCCATCAAGGGTGATGTCTTTACCATCACTCCGCAACCCCATCGCCATCTGCGTTGCGTTCAGATTCAGGTAATATTCCTTCGTCTGCTTTACGGCTTCTTCTGCTAACAGCCCTACCCTTTGATTCAACAGTTGTATGCGTTGCGCCATCTCTGTTAGTGTTGCCATTTTTATCGTTTATAATTTGCCAAACCTCATCAATAGCTGCATCGCGTTTTTCTTTTGGTAATTTACCAAAATTTTTTCCGGCAATTAAAATAAATTCAGCTTTTGTTTTTCCTTTAAACGCAGCCACGTTGTAACTAACCCCATTAATTTGCATAATTTAAAGTAAGGCCGGATTTGCACCGGCCTGTTTTTTTAGTTTTTAACAATTTTTGAAGTTCCTGTGCTTTCATAACCATCAACGCCGGCAGCCTGTAAAACCGATGGCGATGCTGTGTTTATTAACAAAAATTCACCTACGCCTGGGTAGTCGGGATCGGCAGTGTCTAATGCCAATACATACTTTTTAATATCGGGATCGTATGTTACTGTTAATATGGTAATTGCATTTCCGGTAAGAAAGTTCGTTGCTACCCACAAGCCTACAACAGCCAATGTATCGCCATAAATGTCGCCAACGTTTGTTTTTGTTGCAGTGGTTAACACTTCAACGTTGTATGTGCCTGGAGTTCCCGAATTGGATGCCTCAACTGTTATGTTTTGCAATCCCTTTACAATGGTTGGTATGTCGAAATCAGCCACGGCTATTGCATAGTAATCGTTAAGGTATTTAACCTCAAACACAAATTGCAAGCCATATTCAGTAATCTTTGATCCGTCATTTAATTTAAACGGCCCAGCCCAAAAAAAACGTGATGGTATGGCCTTAATTTTTGTTTCTGTACTTCCTTCAATACCGATAAATTGCCCATCGGCATCAAGAAAGAAAAAATCCCATGAAGGCCCATTGAATTTACGCAACTCCTTTTCCAAAGACAACCCACCTTCAACATACTGGAACTTCCAATCGTTGTCGCCTTCGCGCACAACATATTTAGCCCCTGTATTCATTGTTTGAATAATCTTGTCTTCTGTATTGTCGGTGGTGTTTGAAAAATCGTAAATAGGATAAATCCTGTTTGCTTTGCTATCGTTATGCGAAGCGGCAATTAAGGCTGTTTGCAAGTCGGTAACATCAATTTCGTACCCCTTTGGAGCGAGAAAAGCCCCAACCATGTTTTTTAAATCAAAAAAACAAGTACCTACACCGGAATTTCCGGCCGTTTGTAGGCAATCGAGTTTGTTTACTTCTGCCATTTTTTAATTATTTGTAGCGCACCCTATAAGGCACACCGGTTGATAAAATTTTAATTGAAGGTCGGTAATTTCAATTGCATCAAGATAATCATTAAACACATTTGCATCGTTTTTGTAAAGACCATTGCGGCCCCAAAATAAGCGATCCATTTTTGTATGAATAATTTTATTTGCACTTGAAACCATAACTTTTCCGCTTTTAAATATTTGGTTTAAAAGTTCAAAATAAATTGGATATAATGTTGGTTTAAAGTTTTTTTCATAACGCTGTGAAGCCTTGTAATCTCTATCTGTGGCGGCTACTATCAATATGTGCAACTTAGCGTTCGAGGCGATGCCCAATTCGCCCATTGTTTCTGTAAAATCCTGAAATAAAAATATTGCAGGGTATTTTTTAAAACGCAATGTTGTGGAATCTTCACGCTGTTGTAATGTTTCAATTATTTCTACCGGATGGCCATGCTGATAGTGTATTTCAAATTTCAGTTTTTCTGAAACTTTTTTACAAATATCACCAATTACATCAACTACGTATATCATAAATCGAAATCATTTTGTTTGCTAAATATTGAATCACATCTATAAAAAAAACTTTCATCCAATTGATACACATCTTTATTTGCATAAAGAAATTTATACAAATTCATGCCATAATCAACCATTGCATTCCATGCGTTTACCATCTTCCTGCCGGAACTTACAACTGCTGAATTTTCAGTTCTATTTACCACATCTCCTGCTGGAGTGGTAAGTGATGCAGAATCCCTGCGCAAGTAATAATATATGTAGTTTGCCGCCGGCTTTGCAATGCCTGTATATTGCTCCAACTTATTGGTAATGGCATTTGTAAAATCGGCACCGTCTCTTAAGTCAATCCACTTTTGATTTGGCGGGTCAACACTTAATCCGGCCATGAATTGTTTATAAAACTCATAACCAAGAATTGTTTTCAAATATTCCGGCTCATAAATACTTATGTATTTATTTACCCGTTCCAAAACTGCCTGCTGGCTAATTTGTGGAATTAAAATATCTCTTTCAAAATCAAGTGCCGTTACAAATGCCATTTAGTTTAATTTTTTAAACCAGTAATATAACCCTTTGTTGTTGCGGTCATTGTGCCGGAACCGGTTGTTTGTATCTTATATTTACGATAAACCGGAGTACTTAACTTCCATATTTGTGTATTTTTAGACACATCTGCCAGCGTTAATGTATCGCCCGTTGCAACATAATTGGTTCCATCAATGCTGCCATAAACACGCGCTATTCCGGCAACTGTTCCGGTGCCCTTTGTTACCACTAATTGTATTCCGACAGCAATATTGTAAGACGGAAAGTCCACCGTAAGCGTATCAACTCCCGTGTTTGTAATAAGTCCGGTCGGATTTGATGCCGTGTGACTAAATTGCGTTTGTGCATTAGCGTAGTAAGCACACAGACACAACGAAAATGCAATTAATTTTTTCATATTAAATTTGTTTTTTCTTTTTTAACAATAGCCCAACCCCTGTTTAACATTTTGGCGGCCAATAGGTCTGACACAACAATGTCGTCACCTTCTTTGTGGTGTGGAGCAGTTGCGGTTGCTTGCAACTTGACTTTTTTCTTTAAATCGTACACAACAGGCTTTTCCACAGTTGCGTTTTCGTACTTGGTTCCTTTTAAATCTGACTTCATAATTTTATGGTGTTAAAAATGTTTTAATATTTGCAAATGTGTCATAAATAAACGCACCGGTGTGGTTGCTGCTAAATACCTGGTGAAAGCGCATTTCTCCAATTACGGTCATCAGATTTTTGGTGAAGTCGTCATTTTCCCAACCCCACTTAATCATAAAGTCCTGGTGCATCATTATTTTGTATTTCGTAAAATCTCCAATCAACAAATACCCCTGCTCAATATTGTTGTCCTCAATAACTTGCACACCAGCTATAATCCTACCGCTTGCGCTAACAAATGGAGGCAACAAATATGCACCGCCGGTAACCCCTTTTGCCAAATCCATATTGGCAGCATCTACCGGGTTTACATATGCTGCGATATTGCTATCGAAGTTGAACACTTTAAGTTGCGCAATAGCGGCCCTTATAGAATCTGCCTCTGTGGGATTAGGCGTTTTAATTGTGGTTAATGAATATGGAACAGCTAAAGTGGTTACACCAGCCGGAACCGTGTTTGAAGCTACGCCGGTTAGCACTGCTGCATTAGCTGCGGTTAATACCTCGAACTTCAATTCGTTTTCAATTAACGAGGTCATTCCGGCCATGTCAAACAGCAATTCTGTTGAAACCTTCATGCTCTCAGCAACTTTTTTAGGTGTTGAGCTCTGGCTTTCAATTTCAAAACTTGCTGGTGGCTTAGCTATACCCTCACCAATAAACAAAGCAGACCCCTGTTTATTTGTTTTGTTTATCCAAACGTATGGATTTGCTGTAATGCGGCCCTTGCGTAAACGATCCCAAAACGTTGGCTGTGTGCGCACTAAGTCTACGACCGTTGGGTCAACCACTACATTGGGCAGGTAGGCACTTCCGTTAAGTGAATCTGCTATGGTCATTGTTATTGGCGCACGCAATTGCATTTCGGGCAGAAAGCCACCTTTAGTTTCACCATTCTTTATTTTGTCAATAGCTTCTTTGTTTTTTTCCGCCCACGCTTCTACCTGTGCGCGAATTGAAAGATTTACAGGCTGCGCATTTGCTTTAGCTTTAAGGCTATTTATTTCTTCGCCTTGTGCTTTAATAATTGACATCACGCCGCCTTCTTCCTTAGCAATGCTTCGTAATGCATCTAATGGCAAATCTTCAATTGTTTTTGCCAGCGCATCAAGGCTTTCCTTTGGTGCGCGGGTTTCAAGTTGTTCGTCAACTTGGGATTTTATCTTATCCAATAACTCTTTTTCCATGTTTATAATTTAAAATTGTTTAATAAATATTCGTAATCTATCGGCTCTTTACTTTTGAGTGCCTGTGCTGGCGGCTCAACTTTTAGGAGTGATATTTGACGGGTTAATAGTTGTCTTAATTCAAGTTGTTGTTTTCGTGGTATTGATTTTATGAAATATTCAATATCTTCATTTAGTGCAAGCCTGTCATCGCCAACAGACCTTATTGCATGTGTTTCAGCTATGCTTGCTCGCGTTACCGGAGCTATGTGGAACAAATCAATCTCTTTGCAAACAACACTGTCGTCGGTTTCGTCAACCTCCATTTTGTCCCAAATATAATTGAAGCCTATTGAAAACTGATTAATTGTGCCGCTCCTAATTTGGCTCACTGTCCTCATTCCATTAGGAACTTCGGATATGTTGTCTATTATTGCTGAAAAACGTAGCCCGTAATCATCTTCACGCAATAAACTGAATCGTCCAACAGGATCCTTCTCGTCATGTTGCCAAACCATCAATATTTTCTGACTACTTGGGCTTTCGGGGCCACGATCGTTAATGCTTTTGGCGCAACACCCTTTGATAAACTTTGTACCGTAAGTATCTTTTACACCCCACACAATCGCATAGCCATTGACTACATTATCGGTTATTTCCACCTTCTGCCCCTCCCTTACGGCATACTCCATGAATGGTAGTGCCTTTTTCCTTAATTCAAGTATTTTGTTGTGTATCATAACGGTTGCCAATAAAGTGGTTCATAACTTAATTTTTCACTTCCGTTTGGGAAGTACCACCCGTCCACCTTTAAGATGGCCTTTTGTGTGTAATTTTCATCGCCTGCATGAGTTCTTACTAAAACGTCTAATGGGGGCGGTTCTTCGCTAATTAATTTATACATAATATTCCTAGTTTTATCATTGTTGGGTAAAAATTCTCACTTACACTATCAAACAATTGTTTGTTTTCGGATATAATTATTTCCGGTAAGTTCAATTCAACTTCCTCCGTCATTATGGGTTCGACTTCCTCGTTAAACAGTCTTATGTCGGGATTTATGTCGCCATTTGGAAGTTCTTCAGGGATGCCACGCGCCTTACCGCTGTACTTCAGTAGCACTTCGTCGTATTTTGCTTTTGCAAGTTCAACTAGCGGTGTTATTTCGTTAAAAAATACCGTTAATTTAAACTTATAACCTACTGACATCTTTTCCCCTAGAAATAAAAACAATTCCTTTTGTAAATTAATAGCCTGCTTTACTGTTATTTTCATTATATATTTTTAAAAACCATAAATTTAAAAGTCGCACTGGCTGGATTTATTGCCAATGCAGAGTAATTATTAAATCGTATCGTCCCTGTATTTGCGGCACTTACCCATCCTGTATAACAACTGTTTGCGTTCACCGCCCCATTTGGAACGCCTATTGCCACGCAATCGCCGTCTGCTGCACCAGTAACAGTTAATGTTAAGTCGCTACTTAATTGCGCATTTGTTGATGGGAAATTCAACACTGCCGATCCAGTTAAACACCTAACTATTTGATACCTGGTAGTGCTTACACAAGCGTAATAATTAGTGCCGTCATATTCCACATTGCCATCTGCCGCTGTTGCTAATGTTCCCGAATCTATCTTTATTGCTGCATTATTAGCCCCGGAACTACTGCCAGCAAAGTGTGCCTTGGCCGTTGGTGTCATTTGATTAAACCCAACCCTGCCTTGTTGCGTTACCCAAACCTGCGGCGTTGTAGAGGAGTACACGCCAGCCCACAAGCCTGATCCCTTTTGGCCATAGGCAACTATTTGATCTGTGTCGGTTCCGGTGTATTCGCCTATGAATACGTATGGTATTGTTGAACTAAACGTGTCGCCAAATGTTATCATCGATCCAGCACCAGTGCCATACAACTGTAAACCAAAGTAGGCACCGCCAAAACCCTTTCTTAAATAACCCGTAGCGCCATCAAAATTCCACGCATCCACACTGTTTAACACCAGTGTAATTCCGCTGTCTGTGGAACCAAACCTTATTGCACCTGAATTTTCTCCAAAAAAGGAGTTCCCGAATATATCGCCACTGCCAAATTGTTTCAGCCTGCCTGCATCACGTTTTAATGTTTTTTCTACCGCCATATTATGCCATTTCTACTGATGCCGACGAAGGGCCGTCAAACACCATTTCTGTTGTTAAACTTGCTATTCCCAATTCCTGACTTAAATTTCCTGATGCAACTGGCCCGGGTGCGGCAACAACACCGCCGGGCGTTGTGCTTAGGTAATATCGTGTACCAATAGTTAGCCCAGATAGCGCCGTATTAGTGTTTGACAACCCGTACACCGTTGCATCATTTGGCGCGGTAACATTTGCCAAAACAAATCCGTCTGCTGGCTTACCATTGGTAGTGGCATCGGCCTTGCGTGCTTTAGCCACGCCGCCGTCCAAAAATATATTAACAAAGTTTCCGGCAGTTAAATCTTCAAAAGCCGGAACAACCCGCACCTCTGCGCCTACGCCAACCGGCATTAAACTAATGTCCAATTTGCCGTCCGCACCGGTTGCCACTATGGAATCGGGCGCGGTGGTTACCGCCGGTACTACTTCTTTTGTTTTTCCGACCAGTCTGGCCAGGTACTTTGCTGTTGCCATAATTTATGTTATTATAAATGGTTCATCAATTGTTACAAATATAGTGTCTTCATTTTTTGCAATGCCCACAACCTGCGATATACCAACATTTGGCGGCGTTGTGGTTATGCCGCCACTTGTACCAGCGTAATATAAACCGCCAACCAATAGTCCGAATCCGGCTGATGTGTGTTCTCCCGCAATTGTTACATTAACTATCTGATCAACCACTGCTGAATTTTTAGCAAAACCACAACACAGGTAGGCATTTTCTTCATCGGGAACATTCTTATAAACTTTTCCATCTTTAAGCATTAACAAGCTATCGCCGTTTATTATCTCGCCAGCCGGTGCGCTTAGTATTGAACCTTCGCCAGGAATACCTTGTGGCCCTATGTTAGCAAAGCTAATGCTTACTTTTTTTGTACAAACGTCCTTTAGTGTTATTTTTTTTTCGCTATTGGTGTAAATAATGTTTATACCAACTTTTTGTACACTCAATGCCTTAATAGTTATTTGCATAAATATTAAATATTAAGTGAACATACGTTTTTCCTTCGTCATCGGTAACTATCATAACCATGCGCACCGGAACTGAATACACCCATTTTGTTCTAAGGTCTTCAAACATCGCCTGCATATCCAATACATTGACGTTCTTAATTAAGTAGTCGGTACTTAATTGTCCCGCCAAAATCTCGTAAGTTTCTAATTCATTGCCGTTTTGTTCAGCAATAAACACAAACTTATAATCCGTTATTGTAGTAACATCGTACTCCAATGCCAATGGCAAATCGTCAAAATCCTTAATGCAGAATTCAACCTCCTGCGCCCGCGATGTGTTGATCTTGTTGGTCATTGTAATATTTGTCGTCGCCGGCAACTGCGTCATACCCTAGCGCCTGGCGATATTCGTTTTTGGTAATTAATCCATCCCTGTATTGTTTTCCCAGCGCATCGGTCTTTGTGTTCATTGCGGTGGCGGCATTACTGGCATCCTCCTGTAATACGGGCAGGTCGTCAAAGTCGCAACAAAGTTTTAATCCGTTGGCGGCTAAATTAAAAAAGTCGTTGTAAACGCGCATATCACGCATATTGCCAGGTATAATATTGTTTTGATACATAAACTGCTCCGCAGCTGCCCTGTTAGCATATGTAACATCTTTAAAAGACATCACCTCGCTTGGTACATTGAACTTATCGCAACAGGTTTCAATACCCTGCCTGACGGTTTCTTTTGTCATCAAGTCCTTTACATTATACCCGGCAGAAACATACTTAATATTTGAGCGTGATATAAGCTGCTGAAATTGGTTGAACTTCAACCCGTACTTTGATAGTTCGCTCTGTAGCTCATCGCGTTCATCTTTGCGCATGGGTGCGTACGCCTGAAATGAATCTGCCGGACGGTCGTTTGACCAAACCCCCAATGGGCCTTTTTTTCGCAACAAAACATTATCGGCCTCCATAGCTGCACATATATTACTCACTGCGTAATCCAAACCAGCCACACGGCTCAATGGCAAACTGAATTGCGAGCCTTCGTCAATGGCAAAGCCATCTGTAAGTAGCATTATGTTCTTAGCATCAATGTTCAGCGTTTCGCTATACAACGTTATGTTGTAACTGGATATTGGGCCATCCTTTTTATACAAACTAAAGCTCCCATTTATTACCGGCGATGCCTTCCATGGTGGAAGGTTCCACATGGAACTTGCGTAGGTATTGTCAATAAAGCCAGCTGGATTAATTACAAGAACTGGACAATATCCAAAAATTTTCTTATATACAACCTGTTCGCCCCTAAATTGCCCCCATGTTTGAATGGCGTTGGGCTTGCTGATTAATCCCGAAAGCCTTTTTGCAACCGGTGATTGCGTGTAATCGCCACTCAACTTTAACACTTCAGGATACCCGTTAATATCACAATCGGCTATTTTTTCAATTATCGAAGCCAGCGGCGCACAATAAACATAAGCCCAATATTGCATATTTACCCCCCTAAGCCCCAACCAGGTAGCATCGGCACCCTTTATGTCCAACGTGTCGCCGATGCTGTTTGTTGGTATAAAGTCCGCTTGTGTGCTTACGGGCGGCACAAAGTTGTTTGCAATTGCTCCAAATAAATTTTGAGAAAAACCCATTCTGAGATAAAATTATGTAAAATAAATTACTTCCCAAAGAATATATCGGCTTCCACCTCAACTTCTGCCAATTCTTTTTCAATATTGCAAAATGGGGCTTTAATACAGAGCCAAATTGATTTAAAGAGCAGCCTTAGCCACACCCTAGCGATGTCTTTTTTTTTCATTTCTTTTTATTATTAAAAATTCAATAAACTGGCAAAAAATTGCACCAATAACATAACCACAAGAAATTTGTAATATTAATAGCATTGCATTATATTTGTGTTCTAGTGGATTTATTTTAATAAAATTTCCCCGGCATTCCTCTATGCTGGGGTTTTTCATTCCCCCATGTGATACCTTGTGTAAACAGCCATACGCACAGCATCCATCAAGTGGTTGTAATTATCTATCGGTGCATTTGTTGGTTTGCCAGTATGCTTATCCAAAGTCCAAACATAACGATTTAATTCCAGTTTTATATTTTTTGAAGTATAGGTATAAAAAACATTGTACTCCTTTACTTTTAATATTCCGGCATTTATTGAGCCAGGCCCCTTTCTTGCACGGATGGCGATAATGCCCAATTCGGATAGTTGGCTAATAATATCAGGATCATGTTCGCAATAAACCACCTGATCATCATTATATCCATTTGCTTTCAATATTGATAGCAGTTGCGATGGTGTAAGCCCGGCCGTGTAGCAACATTCGTGTATAAATATGTTTTCGCCAATACGCACACATTTAACCAATGCGGTAGGGTCGTTTGTATATCCAAAGTCGAGGCCCCAAAATACGTTTTCTTCAACTGGCATTTCTTCAATTACTTTCCAATTTGGGTAAATCGTTCCGACTATATTGCCTGTTTTTCCGCGTGCATAAACGCGCCACAATTGCTCGTCTTTTATGCCCTCTATTTGCGCGTGTTTTTCCTCAGTAAGGAATGGATTGTGCCGATGGTCACTAATGAATAGTTGGTTGCCGGGCTGCCCTATCAATTCATCGTGTACCCAAAACTGCACCGTTGGGTTGTAGTCAACAATTGTTTGTATATCGGTTCGGCTATCCAACTGAAAGAAGGTCATGTAATCAAAGCTGTTTGCTTCGTTTACAAACAACCGTGTACGTTTAGCGCCACGACCCTTGCGTTCCATGTCGAACGATTTAAACTCCATCTTCGACCCGCTCTTAAAGGTAATAACTCTGTCGCTGCGGTTGTACTGCAAAATAAATTGATTAAGGTATGGCAAGCAAAAGTCTTCAAAATCCCTAAGTGCACCACCCTTTAATGAAGGCATGCTTTCGGCTGTAATGGTAATTACCTCCGACTTATACCCCAGCCGCCTGGATGTGTTGTAAATAGCATGGCAACAAAGCGCTATGATTATATTTACCGTTTTGCCTGAATATTGTCCACCCTGATGAATTATGCGCCTGTGTTTACTTTCGTATGTTGGGTAAAAAATAGATGGAGAAACCGGCAGTTCGCTAATCTTCAATTTCGTGTTCATCCGAACTTAATTTTTTGTAATCGCCATGCGGAACAATGTTTAACGTTCCGACAGCATCCATTTGTATTTTTTCGGGCGCATTGTAGCCTAAAACCTTACTAATACTATCCAATGCTTTTATTTTATCGCACAACTTTATTTTTTTTGTAAGCGCGATGGCGACCCTTTCGGTATCAAGTTCCTCAAATGTTTCTATTGCGGATATTGCGGCTGCGCTGTCGGCATCCATATCTTTGACATCAATAAGAGTGTTGTCGTCATTATATATTTTACGTATGTCAAAAAAAGCTATTTTGGCATATTCGGCCAATATTCTGTCTTGAGTAAGTTCGGTTCTTTTTTCGATAGCTTTCCTCTGCGATTCAATCCACGCCTTTATATTAGGTTTGGTTAAGTTCTCTGAAGCTATTTCTTTCGCACTCCTTTTACTGTATCCAGCCCTTATTGCCGCCTGTGTAGCATTCATATCAATAAGGTATTCCTGGCAAAATCTTATCTCCTTTGCTGTCATAGTACTAAATTACTAAATATTTCTTTAAATTGTTCAAAAGATCGCACTTCATAGCATTCTGCACCATGTAATGACACTATTTTACCCCATTCAACTTGCTCTTTTGATTGATTGGTCTTAACCTTCAGCTCGAAGGTGTAAAGCCTGCCATGCCAAAAAAAGTGTAAATCATGCACACCCTTAACCACGCCGGTAGCCTTTAACTTCATAGCCTCAATAGTGTTGCGCCATCCGCCATTGGGTACCGCCCACAGTAGCCTCCTGGTGGATGGGTGTGTGTTCCACGCCCATTGGAAGCACATCGCTTGCAGTTTATCTTCGGTCATAATATGCGTATTACTTTATACTCCAAATCATCTATACGCCTAAAGGTAAACTTTTTATCCGGTTTAATTATCCTCTTAAAGGCTTCGCGAAAGTTGCGATACCTACTTTTTGAAGCAAAAACAAAATTTCGACTTTCATTCACTTCAATGCTTGATAGAATAATTAAAACCTCTCTCCTTTTTTTGTCCAACATCGTGTATTTTTTTACGTGATAAGTGGGCAACAATAACAAAAATAGGCAATTTATCATGTATTTTTACATGATAAATTTAATAAAAGTACATATTTTTATTGCTGTTCCTGCCAAATAAGTAACTACTTTGGTTACTATAGTAACCACAATTTTAAAAATAGTTACATAAACAAAACCATTTACCACACTCACTTTTATTATACTTAAGTAACTAAAGTAACTATTATTATATTATAGATATATAGTAATATATATACTACCATACATACCATAATAAATATATTATTACCCTATATACTTCCAAGCATTTTTTTTGCGAAGTAGTTACATATTGATAATCAGTTAGTTGTGAATTTTATATGTAACTACTTTAAAAAAAAGATTTGGAAAGTATCAAATTTGATACTATATTTGTGTTATTAGAAAAATAAGCACACTTTACAAAAAGAACCCCGAAAATTTGGGTTTAGTTATCAATGAAATCAACCCTGAAAATCAAGGGGGTATTTGATGGCGAAGGGATATCAACAAATTTTGCGATGATGCTATTGCCGGGTTAAATAACATTCTGATAAAAAATAAAAATGAAAGTATGGATTAATGGGGTAATATGGACCTTACCAAAACCTAAAAAGTAAACAAAATGTTGGAACGCTTCGTGCTTCTCAAATCAAAGTAAAATGGAAGATAAAGATGTAAAAATTAAAATGAGTATTTGCCCTGAATGTGGTAATGCTATTCGTGTTGCAGTCGAACACAGGATGAATATTAAAAGTAAAAATGAATTTGCAAAGGAAGTAATGAAATATGATTTGCAAGTAAAGACAATTTCACTTGAAGAATATCGCAGTTCAAATATTCAAATGTATTGCAAAGATGATTGTTCTCAGAAGTCTGTTTAGCATACTGGCTATCGTTCCGATTATTTGCGTTCGGTGGGGCGTTCGTAGGCTCGTTGTTTAATTAATAAAAATAAAAAAGTAAGGATATTCCAAACGTAAGTATTGATATGATACTTTGTGATTTGCCTTATTTTGGCAACACTATGTTAGCGGTATGTGCCTTGTTAAACTGATTAAATTTTAAAAAAAAATGACAAATACACATTACAGAGCCAAGTCAAACGGAATATGGGTTTTTGGCTATCTATACAACAATTGCGATAGAGGTGTGAACCAAAACTTTATTGTAAGAGATAATGAAGATATTGGAACTGGGGAACACATATTGATAGATAGTTACACTACTGGAATATCAATATGCACTATGTTAAAGGATAGAAACGGAAACTTAATTTATGAAGGCGATTTTTTAAGAGATGATGAAACTTTAGAAGATGGCGAAACAATTACATCGTTCTATCCTGTTGTTTATAATGATGCTACTGGTTGTTGGTGTATTGATAATTCATACTACAAAAACCATTCTCATTTAGTACCAATTATAGATTATTTCGGTAGTGATATGATGATAGACGGAAACCGATTTGATAATCCTGATAGATTGCCAAAAATGAATTTTGATGATATAAAAGACGGTTACGAAGTCAATAAAATATTGTCTGATGAAAGTGATATGCCATTTTAGGGTGTCGCTTGGCATTACCGCTAACGTATGGTGGTATGAAATCGTGGCGGATTTACGAGCGATGCAGTATCAACCGAGTATAAACTTTAAACGAAGCGAAAATGATTAATAAACCACAAAACCCGCCATGTTTTATACCACGTGTTGTATGCTGGCGGACTTTTACCCACGACCGCTCGAACGTGGCGATAAAAATAAAAAATGCGAAGGGAGGGCTTTTTATATGAAAATGAGAACACCGATAAGTTATTACGGAGGTAAACAAAATTTGGTTAGTGAATTACTGCCTTTGTTTCCAAAACACATACAATATGTTGAACCTTTTACTGGAGGAGGAGCTGTATTTTTTGCAAAGGGCAAAAGTAAAAACGAAGTAATTAATGACTTGGATGGCAGACTAACTAATTTTTACAGAGTTTGCCAAACAAAATATGATGAACTTGCTGAAATGATAAAAGGGACAGCGCATAGCGAGGTCGAACATAAACGAAGTTCTGAAATTCTTAAAAGCGAAAATGGAACTGATGTCGAATTGGCATGGGCGTTATGGGTGCAAACCAATATGAGTTTTGGACACATGTTTTATGGGGGTTTTGCTTTTAGGGAAGGAGGGAAAGGAAAAGCAACTGCAAACAAAAGGGATGGTTTTACATTAAAATATACGGAAAGATTAAGAAATGTAGAGATATTTCAGTGGGATGCCGTTGCTTTAATTAAGCTTAAAGACTCTGAAAATACTTTTTTTTATTGCGACCCACCTTATGTGAGTTCTGATTGTGGGCATTACGATGGTTACACTAAAGATAATTTTATTGAGTTGCTTGAAACACTAAAAAATATTAAAGGCAAATTTCTATTAAGCAGTTACCCTGAACCTGATTTAATGGAATTTAGAGATAATTGTAAGTGGAACTATAAAGACATTAAACAAGTATTACAAGTAACTGGTAAACGTGAAGAAACTAAATATAAAACAGAATGTTTAACATGGAATTATAATAATGAACCGACTTTATTTGACCTTTAATGGTTTTGCAAAAACCAAGAGAGCGTGGGGCATTTTTTATTTTTTGTCCGAATACGCACGAACTATCCTGCGAGCGATTAACCCCGCTTGCATACAACGGACAGGGCTTTATGCAGGACCATTCCGCTGCTTGGATTTGTACTAAGATGAACTTGATAAAATGTTGATAGAAATTCGTTCGTTGGGGCTTGCATAAAACCCCTTGTTAAATGCAGATGGCGAAATTAAAAGAACCAAAAAAATGTAACAATGATAGAAGCATTTCCTCTTTATTGGCCTGTTGGCTACAAAAGAACAAATTCAAGAACTTGGAGCCGGTTTAAAGTAACAATGGATAAGGCTCAAAGATTTCTCCGTGATGAACTTTCACGGATGGGAGCAACTGGTTTAATTATCAGCACAAATATTCCTGTTAGAAAAGACGGGATGCTGTATGCTGATTGGATGAATAAAAAAATTGATGACCCTGGCGTTGCAATTTATTTTAAATACAAAGGCAAAGATGTTTCTATGTGCTGTGACCAATACAATAAGATTTGGGAGAATATTTATGCACTTGGTAAAGGAATAGAAGCATTGAGAGGTATGGAACGCTGGGGAGTTAGCGATTTCTTAGATAGAGCATTTACAGGCTTTACAGCACTGCCTGAATCAAAGGTTACAAATGAAAAAACTTGGTGTGAAATATTGGAAGTGCAACCGTGGGCTAATGCTGACCAAATAAAGGAAGCATACCGAAAAAAAGCAATGGAAGTTCATCCTGATAAAGGCGGTACTTCTGAAATGTTTAACCGTGTCCAAACCGCATATCAGCAGGGTATGTCCAACTTGGCAGGGTGATAGCATTTGCATTTAACGGAACGGGTATTGCCGAAGGTGGGGCTTCGTAGTACAAATGTTCAATTAATTACAAAAGTTAAATAGATGCAGAAAAGTTTAAATATAGCACAAATGCCCCACTATTGCAAAACCCTTGTTAGGCGTAGTGTTTTGTTTCACGATGATTGTT